TGTTTCAATATCAACAAGTAGAAAACCCTAATCAGATACTATGGATAAGGGAAAAGACAAAGTTTATTACTTTCCTTGCTAACAAGCTAACAGATTTATATTCAGATAATAAGGTACAAAATGTTAAGACCGATCAATCAATTAAAATTTCATGGGAAGATAACCAAACTGATATGATTGATGTATCAGAGGATATAGTTGATATACCCTCTGATAATAAAGATTAGTCTTTTTCTTTTATAATTATTTCAATATTTTTTTTTACAACTAAATTTTTATCAATTAATAATTTAGGATTTACATTTAACAATTTACTAAAACTATTTAAAACTTCTAAAGATATTTTTCTACCACCATCAAGGTATCTATAAAAAGAACATATTTTAAATTTAGATTTTCTTTGAACATCACTAAATTTTAAATCTTTAGCTTTTATTATTTTACTAATATTGTTTCTTGCTACATCATTTAGTGTCATTATTCCCTTTCTTTTGGTTTTTATAATAGGTGTATATTACACCTTTAGCATTTAAAATATTTATGAGTGTTAATCTCATAAGTAGTTTTAAATTTTGTTTTTGTAGTTTTTTATTCATTATCTTCATCATTATATTTATTTAATGCTAAAGCAATTTCTTCTGCTAAATGTTTATCTCTACAAAAACATATTGTTTCTATTTTTCCATTTTGAAGATCAAACTTAACTGCATTATCTTCATTAAAATAATTATCCATTTTATTTTTCCCTTTTGTTTAGTTGTTTATTCATATTTTTTTTGATTTTCTGATATACCTACATTATTAAGTGCATTTACTAAATCACGAGTATTTTGATTAGCTTCTGTATTAGTTTCATCAAATGTAATTGTTGAAACTCTACAAATATAATATTGTTCTAAATCTTTTGCTCTGTCATCTAATTTATTTTTATCTGCACTATACTCAAGTTTTTCAGTATAATCGCTATCATCATAAATGGATAATTGGTAAAATGTAATCATTTTATTTTTCCCTTTTGTTTATTTATTTTCATTATCTTTTAACATATCATTAAAACTTTGACCTGTGTACTGCTCAAACCAATCATCAAAATTTCCTATTGCATTTATATATTTTTTACATTCATCTTCATACCACTTACGAAATTCTTGTAAGTTTTTATTAAGATTTTCTTTAGCTTGTTTTTTATTTTTAAAATAATATGTATCTAACATATTCATTTTTACTTCGTGATCATAACAGTTGCTCATTTTATTTTTCCCTTTTGTTTTTTTCGTTAGCCATGTCAACCAAATCATTTGGCAGCGGTTCTATATCGTAGTCATAAAATATGGCTAAACTATGATCTTCTTCTTTCTTTAGTTTATCCAAATAATCGTTGAAACCATTGATTATTTTACTTATTTTACTACTATCATCACTCATTTATTAGTCCTCGCTTTCTAATTTTTTAATAGCTTCTTTTTTTGTTTTAAACCAATATGCAAAATCACATTTTACATTTAAACAATTATAACCATATAAAACAAAGCCATATTTTTTATCAAATTGATGTAAATAACTATTTGCATATTTAATTATGCAATACTTATTATAGTCTATTACATTTTTTATTTTACAAAATTTATTCATTTATTCCTCGCTTTCTATTTTTATGTCTTTAATGTAATCAAAAACAGAAACAATTTTAAATTTTCTTTTTAATTTTACATCTTTATTTTTATCTGAATAAATAGGAAAACCCATAAATCCTTTACCATTTAACATGTGATTAACATGTCTTTCTTCAAATTCATTTGGTACTGTTGAAAGCAAACTATAATATTTATTTGTTTCAACATCTTTTAAAAACCAAATTTCTTTAGGTTCAACTAAATCTTTAATATCTCTTTCTTTAAAGTTTCCAAATGTTACTGTTTTCATTTATTCCTCGCTTTCTATTTGTTTAAGTCTGTTAAAATATAAGTACCATTTTTAATTTTGGCTCGTGTATCTTTTATAGTTTCATTAAGAAATATATTTCTATACTTGCCGGTTGTGTTTGAGTAGTTCCAGTATTTTTTATCTAAAAATGTTTCGACTACATCACAACCCAAATCATCATATATTTTTTTAGCAATCATAGAATTGTAAGATTGGAAATATTCTATCTTGTTACCCATTTCATGATTATCAGTTACTATAAATTGATTTGATATTTTATTACCGCTGTTGCTTGTTATGTTTTCTACTTTCATTTTAGTTTCCTTTTGTTAAATGTTTTATAATAGCTTGCTCTTCATTCTTTGTTAAATTTCCTCTACCTTGAATATTTAAAATTGCTTTATTAACATCTTGATTGCAATTATTTAAAACATCCATAGCTTCGGAATAATCAGCATTTGTTTTTGATCTGATTAATTTTATTTTTTCCATTTTAATCATTTGTGTTTCCTTTCGTTAGTTAATTAAAGTTAATAAATAAATATGTCTATAATTAGGCATTAATCTTGTTGATTAAATTTATAATTATCATCATAAGTTGATACAATATCCTCATTAGATTTAATGCTAATCGGAAACCTTGTATAATTTCTAAAGTTTATATTTTTGAAATAATCAAAATTTTCTAAACTGTACATATACATGACTTCATTAGGGTTGTTTAAACCTTTTGATTTAGCATTTTCAAATGCTTCTTTGTGGTTTCTTTGGTACATATTTTTCATAGTTTCCTCTCTTATTTTGTCCATTGTTTATTTTTAAATATTTCAGCTTTTAAATCTTTATGATCTTTTTCTGTCATTTCATCTTCATATTTATAAATGTCAGCATAAGTTTTAACTGTTGTATCAAATGGCGGATATTTAACTTGAATTAGTTTTCTTTGCTTTGTCATAGTTTCCTTTGGTTGATTTGTTTTAAACATAATTAAAGATAATATAATAATAAGGCATGAATAAGGCATATACAAAAAAGATTTAATTATTATTAGTGTGATAATATTGCAACAAATGTTGTATATTTACAGTTTATAATTGTTCTAATGTTTGGTTAAAATATAGAATAAAATAATATTGATAATGTTCCTATTCTTATTCATAGAACGCCAACTTTTTTTATGCGATAAAACAAACGACAGTATTACTGACCTATCTAGTACCAATTAAATAAATTAATACATTACTATTGATAACTTTTTCTTATCGTTAATAAAAAAAATATATATTTACAGAGAAGCACCCTCTTTTTTTAAAACCTTGACCCCCCATACCCCCAGAAAACACCCGCCGATTGTATGATATATATAACCCGACTTGAGGACACCCTTACAGACACCCACCCCTTTATACAAAGACATCTTTTCTGTTTTATTTTTTTTAAAATCCACTAGATGTAGTATATGGATTACTTTAGTGCAGATGATTTAGATTCAGTTGCTTACATAGAAGAAGATAGTAATAATGTTGTTATTAAGTTCTATGGCTTTCCCAATAAACTAGCAGCTGATTTATTTATTAGCTATGCTATGCTCAATATGGGTTTTGATTACAAACCTCTATCTGGTATGAAGTCAGACATGATACACTAGATATGGATATTAAGATTCCCTACACACCAAGAAAGCATCAAGCTCACTTGCACAGACAGATAGATAAACACAGATGGAATGTACTGGTATGCCATAGAAGATTTGGCAAAACAGTATGTATGATCAACCACCTAATTAGGTCAGCATTACTGTCCAAACTTAACAACCCTAGGTTCGCATACATAGCTCCGACATTCAAACAAGCCAAAAGTATTGCATGGGATTACATGAAACAGTTTACCGCCAAGATACCCCACACCAAGTTTAATGAAACAGAACTGCGTGTAGACCTACCCAATGGTTCTCGTATCACCTTGCTAGGCTCCGAATCCCCAGATGGGTTAAGAGGTATATATCTAGATGGTTGTGTGATTGATGAATACGCAAATGTCAATAGTAAGCTATTCCCAGAAATAATACGACCCGCACTATCTGATAGAAAAGGTTACTGTGTTTTTATTGGAACTCCAATGGGAATGAACAACAACTTTTATGAACTGTACCAACATGCACAAGGTGCAGAAGATTGGTTTAACTACAAAGCTAAAGCATCAGATACCAAGA